ACCTACGTGTAGAAGCTAATACTATTCTAGCACAAGATCCAGAAGAAAAGTTAACTTGGTGGTATGAATTAAGCAAACCACCATCAAATATAATTGAAAACTTTATATACAGATCTGCACATCAACATGGACTAGAGGGATATCTAGGTGCTGAGTGGTGGATTAGATCTCATGATACTATTGAAAGTCAATGGTATTTTCATGTAGACGGTGATGTCGATAGATTTAGACAAACTGGTGAATATCTTGCTGCACCATTTTCTACTGTAACATATCTATGCGACGGTGGGCAACCCACTGTTGTATGTGATCTACATCATGATTGGTTAAAGACTGACGGTGTATATGCAACTGGTAATGATGACTGGTCATTTTGGTCATATCCAAAAATGGGTAAGCATATTTGTTGGTCATTACCATACTTCCATGGAGTTCCTGCAAATATGGGACATATACAGCCTGGAGACAAAAGAGTTACACTTATGTTTAATTTGTGGAACACTCGTCCATTTGAACCTGCATGTGTAGAATATAATTTACCACACAAAATAAAAGACGGTGAAGTGTTCCTATATCCAAAAAAGGATACTAATTTGGAGTTTCGTGAACCCCATGGACACTTTACCGCTTACTTAGAGGGCATACCTACTGCTGTTCAATTTCATGGTTATCACAAAGCAGGAGATTCTTTCTTAGTTACTCAATACAGACCTACTAACTTGTCGGAGGATCAGTATTTTCCCAAGTCATAGTACCATTTTTAAATACACACGCATAGACATAGTGATCTGAATCAACAGATTTTGCAGGTTGTGGGAAATAGTCTTCAGCAAAATCTTGTGCTGTATATTCATCACTATAAACGATACCACCAAAAGATGAATTAAAAAACTCTGTATATAATGCATCAGGCATCAGACTTTTATAGAAATCATAAACTGTATTAAGTTTAGTAGTATCACCTTTTGCTTCTAAGTCTCTAATATTAGATGCATTGTAGAACAAAATTACTTTATCCGACGCAGTAGTTGGTACTGCCTTTGATGCTATTGCAATTAATTCTTGAAGGTCTAAAAAATTTTCCATGATTACTTGTTTAGTGGAGTTGCATACTGACGTAGTATTTTTTGTCTTAATGATCCAATATATGTAGCAGGGTCTGTTTGGTTTCCTTGCTCATACCATTTATTTTCGTCTATACTATTTAAACATCTTGCAGATATATCGAGATAATCATAGAACATTTCTCTTGCCCATGAGTCTTGAATCATCGTTTCTGCCCAGATAACACACATTCTACGTCTACCTTTAGTAACTGGTGATACTGTGTGCCATAAATTAGGGTCAAATACAACACTTTGACCTGCGTTTAATCGCAAAACTACATCAATATTACCAACTTTGATTGTTAAATCACCGCCTTCATATTCTGTGTGATTGTTTAGAGCAGTAAGTATAACTATATCACTACGTAATCCACTCATAATAGAGTTATCACAATGAAGTTTATATTCTCCATTATCATCTAGTTCTGCATCATATTCATTGAACATTGGTGCAGTGCAATGCTTCATATGAAAAGAAGTTAACCATGGATCTTGATTAAATGCATCCATGAATAACGTAGCAGCTTTATCAACTACATCTCCTGCTAGTTCTCTATTTCTTTTAACTTGTCTGTTATCAGTACCAGACTCTGCACCATCTATAAAATTACCACAATTATAAAGATCATTAATATTTTTACAAATGACTTCACTTAACCATATATGTTGACGAATCATTATTCACCTTGTGCTGCTTTTGCTTCATCTAATAGTGCTTGTTCTCTTTCAATTTGTTTGATTAGAACTTCAACTGGATCAGTAAGATGAGAGATATCAGATACATTAAACAATGGCGCAGGTCTAGAGAGTTGTAGTGCGATATCAACATATCTCTTCATTGTCTCTTCCATTGCACCACCTGGGACATCTTTTCCTGGGAATGTTACCCACTGATCATCACTACCAAGATATGTTGCTCCCTCATTATAGGGTAAATAATTCTTTTTGTAAACAATAGGGTCGATAGGAACTTTAATTTCAGCAAGAACTTGAGTACCAGACTCAAACTGATCTGGTAGTTCACGACATTTTTGTCTATATGTTTTCCAATCTACTTTCTCATCAGCAGTAACAGGTGCATCTTCTAACATTGTCCAATCACTAGAATGTAAGAAGAAATCTCTCCATGCCTTTACTCTTGTAAGAGATAAACCTTTACATTCATCAAGAACTTGATTCATTCTAATACTTTGATGCTCAAATTCAGTTGATAGTTGTGCATCAAATGCTTCGGATATATCAGCAACAAATTTTTTTACCACATCATTATCTACTTCAGTAAAAATATATGGTTTCCAAAAATACTCTCCTGTAGTATGATTACGAACATACTTTTTCTTATCACATGACCATTTTTCTACTGGATCATTTTGATAGTTAAATGATATTAAAAGATCCTTATCACTATCCCATAGTGGGTAGATAATAGGAGTTATAAAAGTTGTCCAGTCTTTTTCAGAAAAAGTTCTGGAATAACCACCACGAATGATAGTTCTGTTCAATGCCGCGATTGAGACTGTTTGATTTGTGATAGACATGTTTTATACAGGTTGCTGATAGTACCATCCAGTTACAACATATTTAGTACCTGAGAGCACTAAGTTGCCTTTATGTGTGTGAGTAAATCCTGCTGGCCAGACAACTACTGTGCCTATGGTTGGATCAATTCTACGTTTTTGATATAAAAATTCAGTTTCACCGCCTTCAAAATCTTCGTTGAGATATATCATCCAGACTAGTTCTCTAGCAGTTTCACTCCATGAACCACGTTCGTAGTGATAAACATGATATCCACCACCCTCAGGAGTTTCTTGAAACTTAACTGCCCACGAAGTTAATGGTGTGGTATTAAGTGCATTATATTGAGCACAGTAATCATTTACTGCAGATTGCAGATACTGATTTATTCTAGCAGTTAGTGGTGTGTTAAGAGTCTCCATCATAATAGAGAGATCATTTCTACCTAATTCACCAGTAGCAAACTGATTAGATCCCGCCATACTTTGTTCATAATTATCAAATGGTTGACGACTACGAAGATCTTTCTCCATATGTGCTTGAACTGCCTGTTCTTTCCATTCATTATAAAAACTTACAATATCATTGCATACCGCAGAGGGCATGAAATTTTTATAAACAGCAATGAAATCATTATATTCTGCCTTCCCACCCATCATATTAATAGGAATGATAGGAGTGACCATCTCATTAAAATTCGATGATCCAGGAGTTGTTATCGCCATAATATTACCAAGCTTTAATTAAGTATTTTACTCTAAAGTATTTAAGTATAAGTGGAACTGCTGTTTGTGGGATAACCCCTGCAGTTACACTAAGTTGTTCACCAGGGGTCATTGTGATTGTCCCCTCGTTGAGAGTCATACCTGCCTGAGCAGGTGTAACTGCATTTGCACCAGTTAATGCTTGAGATTCAAACATATCTACTGTTTGTCCTCTATCATTTACAGCACCATCATTTATTTTTGTAGCACCATAGGCATTTGTATATGCATCTGCAGCAACATTACTACTAATAGTAATTACTCCATTCATCACAGCATGATTTTCACAGTTGTAATAAAGAGTGGAATATACTGACGCCAAATTAGTTGTATAAAGTGTTACTGTACCAGTATCGGGAACAGAAGGAGTTCCAGCTGCACCAGTACCATTTCCACTTACACCACCATCACTATAATCAACTCCGTTAACCCATGTTGGAAGTTGTCCACCAGTTCCAGCACTATTAACAGTTTTGATATCAAAACGATGATCAGCAGTTGTTGTTACATTAAAATTAACAGTATCACCTTGAACAAAAGTCAGAGGTGGATTCTGCGCTGATGCAAAAGAACCATTTCTATCACTACCAGTCATTACCCAAGCACTCGCACCAGCATGAGTAACAGTTATTGTAAATGATTGAGGAGCAATAGTCTGTCCACTTAATGATGCATATGGTTCAGAAACACAATAAGAAAATTGTGCATTAGTTCCTGTTCTTACAGGAGAATATTCTGCTAAGTAATGAGTATGCTCTGCAGGTGTTCCTTGTGTAGGATTAAACTGACTGATTGGTGCAGTATTAGTAATCATGTTTGATGACTGTGCGACATCAGCAGGAGTACCATTATCACCACCGTTACGTTGATCTCTCTCAGAAGTTAAGACAGTATGACCATGTGGAGGTGGACCATTTAAAACTTTTGGTTGTAATGGACCAATAGTGATTTCTGCAGTTCCTCCTAGTGTACCAGAAACAAATCCAATACATTCATTATAACCTGATACCCTTACTGATCCTACACCATATTCTTCGTTTTGTCTAGCTCTTGAAATATACCATTCACCACCAACATCACCAACATTCATCTGTGCATCATCAGGTGTGATAGATCCTACACCGTCTACACCACCAGGACCTACAATTCTTTTCATTCTAAGATCAGGCACATTGAATACAGCATTTTGTACTGTACCAGCAGGGTTACCCCAATCAGATAGTGTGACTGTGCTTGGATTTGTACCACCATATTTGTCTCCAATTATATCATATAACATTGGATAATCATTAACATTATGCTGTGATCCATCACAATATATCCAGCCAGGATAGTTGTTAGCGACTGCACTAGCACCATTTCCATTTGTATCTACAAAGACACACATGATACTTCCGATAGGTATTCCACTATCGTCATGCATATCACTGTAATGGTGATTATATTTGTGTTCTAATCTTACTACCATTTTAATATTTAATTAGGAATTCCATAACAATGTAGGGAGATACGATATCATCAAACTTTGTATCTGTATCTGTTCTTATATTTACATTCGCTTGTAACCCATCTGGTCTAATAGTTTCTACATTAGTTGTAGCGTTGAAATTAGTATCACCAATTTCTTTCTCAATTCTATGAGCATGTATAGTTTGGTTTACTGTATCAGTTCCTGGGGGAGACGATACTATTTCTTCAGTATTTCTACAAAGTGGATATGCATAACTACCATCATTTGCTATAACATCATATGGTCTATAATTACCAACAACTACAGTAGCATTGTTTGGCCAACTGGTAACAGTTTTAGTTGTAATAGTTTTATTTGCTGTCCAGTTTGAAGCAGCACCCTGCCATGTACCAATAAAGTAAGAAGCAAATCCACCACATCCAGCATTACAATTATTTGGTCCACCACCTCCTTGTATAGTCTGTTGATAGTACGCTACGTAAACACCAGGGCAGTCTGGAGTAGAGGTTGTTACATCAGCAGGTCTTAAATAATATGGTCTAGATGTATTTCCATAAGCTCCTGCAGGAGACCCAGGATCTTCTTTAACAGTCACACGAGCAGTAGATGAGTAATGCATATGAGGACCCATCATCTGATCACTGACTTGTTCGCTCTCTGTATTTGTTGGTACGGTCCACCCTACATTACCATTTAGAGTAAAATTTTGTTGTGGTACGGTAAACACACCATTGAATCCAACGTTTGCTGAATTACCTACGTTTGATGTAATTTCTACACCAACACCTGCTTTTTGAATAGTAGCATTAGCAGTAATTTTTTCAATATTTCTATATGTACCAACGTTAGCATTAACGGATGCTTCAATATGTTTAGATCCCATATCTGGAACTTGAAACTGATCTGATAAAAGTGTTACATCTGTTTTTTTATAGATGCTTGCAGCACCTGTACCAAGAATACGTGCTAACTCAGGATATTGTCTTTCTGAATAGATCGCACCATCACATTTAAGATATCCTGCTGGTAAATCTACAACATTTGTAGAACCATCTGGATCACTATCTTGAATAGGTAGAGACCACTGAATGATAGTCCCAGGAGCAGACCCCAATTTTGATCTTTCTCGTGTTAAAAACTTCATCAGTATGCTCTAATTAGGTACATCATAGACAATGCGGGAGTTTTAATATCCACGTTAATATTTAGTGCTGACGGGATATTTTGCACACCTATGTTAGTTGGTGATCCAGTTAAATTACTTTGAACTTGAATAGTATCAACTGGGACAATTGTAGGAGGTCTAACGTAACCAGCATTCATAACAACTTCAAATGAATAATGGTTATGTGAATTAATTGTACTGTTTCCAGTCATATCTTCTTTAAGATGATTTAATGTAGTTGGATATGTCTGAGATACACCAGTTGCTTGATTAATTTGATCAGCAGTTTGACTACCATACCAGTTCTTTTTATTAGCCATGAATCCTGACTGAGAAGATTCACGATAGTTACATTCATTAGGATATGTGCCGTTCAATGCTCTAGGGATAGGACCAGTCCAGCAGGGCATTGGAATCTGTTGACCAACACTAGCAACATTATTTTTTACCGCTTCATATGTGGATACTGTAGTAACACCTTCTTGATAATATGTAACTAAAAGAACACCAGGGTCAACAGTATCAATATCACCACCAGCACCTACATCTAATCGTTTTTGTTTTTGATTAGATTCAACTGCACCCACAATTCCAGGGCATTGAAATCCCTCAACAAAACCTGCGTCAGCATCAGCACGACTGTATCCACCTGCTGTACCATCAGGTCCTGCGTGTCTATGGGAAGGCATATGATCTTTACTTAACTTCCTAGGAACAGTATAGTAACTCTTAAAATATACAGGAGGATTAACACTAAAATTTCTAATCTGTGCAGTCATGTTCTGAGAATCAGTCACAACAAAATTCAAATCAGCAGTAGCATTTAATGCTGTTGGTGGAGAAACTGTAGATCCGTCACCATCAATTAACTGTGTTGTTCCTGCTCCTGTTGGTGTAAGTACATCAGCAACAGAAGGTAACACCCATGCAACTTGAATAACAATATCATCACTTCCACTGAATACAGCTGCAGGAATTGTTAATTTATTTCCTGTAGCAAATCCACTACCTTTATCAACAATATTTGATACAGCAACACGTCCATTAATATCACAGTCAACCGTTAGTTGTAATCCCACACCTGTTACACCAGTTCCAAGAACTAATTGAGCAGTGTTACTAGTTATGTTAATAGTTTGTGATGTACGAGTAACATCAGTTTCACCCTCAAGAATAACTAAACCACCAACCGCACCACTGGGATATGTTTGTCCCATCTGTAGATTAGCTACGTTAACTAAACTTGACTCATAATCAGTCAAAACTCTACCGTTCAATGCAGGCAATCTAAACTGATCACCAAGCAAATAATTAGGATATGTTCTATTATTGAGTCCATTAGAAGGACCATATGTGTTACCAATAACTGAGGCAAGAATAGGATAATCAGTTGCTTCTATTGTTTGTCCATTACATTCTAACCACCCATCAGGTCTAGAAGCATTATCTCCTACCCAAGGCATAATGGTGCCGACTTGAGCAGCACGCATTTTTTTCTGTGTTTCGTAATTAGAAGCCATGTAATTAGATCTCTGTTAACCACCAACCACGGAATGCTGGAGGAATAACTGCTCCACTACCGTCATTAGCACCCATGTAAACTAATCCAAATCCAGCATTTCTGGTTTGAACTATCATTTCACCACCAGCATATGCAGTAGCAAGACCACCTGCATTAGTTCCAGTGCTATCACCCATGATTGGAGTGCTTAGAGGAGCACGAATGATTAGTGAAGTTTGATAAGATAATGCTCCAGAAACTTCAACGAATCTAATCATATCTCCTGTCTCAGCATCATTTGGTAAAGTTAGAACAGTAGTCGCTGCTACCGCAACAATGTAGTTTCTACCACTATTTAATGTTGTATCAGCATTGATGAAGTCCCATCTGCGACCACCATTTCTGTTATAGAAGTTAGTGTTACCAAATGCATCAATCGAAGCATCTTGACGTATCCTATAGTTTCTATCTGCACTATTACCAAGATTGGTAATGTTAAGGGCGTAATCTGTAGCACTTGGTGTTGTAGTAGATGTGCTAACAATGTTAACATGTCCACCATTGACCGTTAGATCACCATCACCTAGTGCAGAACCATCAACACCGATTCTTGTATCACCAGTTGCTGCATCAACTTGGAATTTAGATGTAGTAGCAGAACCAAACTGAACACCAGTTGTTCCACTGAATACATTAAAGTCGTTGTCGATTGATAGAGAACCAGCAATCTCAGTATCACCAGATGTAGAGTTAACATATAACGCCATCTCTGCATCATCTACAGATGGAACTTGATCACCCTGTAGAGTGATTCTTAAATTGCCTGCTAACCATTGATTACCAGACTTATCAATTCTTGCTTTTGGATTGGTTTCAGTACCAGAACCAACAACATTTAATTCACCATCACTATTGACTGTGAGTCTTGTATTAGAAATAGGTTGACCATTTACAATCTTAAACTGAGTATCAGTTGGAGCAGTAGCGGCATCAGATGTAAGGTTAACTGTAAAGTCTTGAGTACCAAGTATTGTTGAATCAACACCACCAAACACAGAATCAATAACGAATCTATCTTGATTAATACCGTTGTTAACGATAAACTTCTCAGAGTTAGTATCGTTAACTGCAGTGATTTGTACAAATTCACCAGATGGGCAAGAAGAACCACCACTTATTCTTAGATAGTCGTTAACTTTAAATTGTCCACCAAATTCAGACAGTGCGACAAGAGTATCACTAAATGTAATACTTGCACTACCTGCAGTTCCTGCAAGAGGTAACGCTGCACCTCCTGGGTCAAGAGAAACATTAAATCTAGTAATACTATTAGGAGTATCATCAATTGCATTAACAACAAAGTATGTTGTATTTGTGTCTATACCAGTTATACTACCAACTTGACCAAATGTAATTACATCACCTTCTTCTAGTTCACCAATTTGAACTTCAATTGTATCAGTTACATCAACAACTTGTTGTATAGCAATAGTATTGCTATTTTGTGGTACTCTACCGATTAGATGAGTTGCAGCTGCAGACTTACCAAGTTTGTAGATAGGACTGTTATCATTATGTTGTGCAACAGTTGTGCAATCAAAACCTCTAGTAACTTTAACAAGTCTAGTTGTAGCATCAGCACCTGGGGATACAACTTGAACTAACTCATTGTTGATGAGAAGAACGTCACCAATCTCAATACCTTCTATATTATTAACAGGTAGATTAGTGTATGCAGCATCAACTGGGTTTGAAGTCCATGTTGTAGTACCAGATCCAGTATCAACTAGAGTGTTCTGTAATGTGATACCAGTTGCAGTTCCAGGAGTACCAGAAACAACTATTGGTGTACCACCTTCAGTAGCCGCGATTTGGAATGTACCACCAGCGAGACCAGTTGAATTAACAATAAAGTATGTTGTTGTAGTATCAACGTTGTTTGATAATCCAGTAGTATCTGAGAATCTTACAGTGTTACCATCAATGAAATAGTTATCAGGAACAGAGAATGTACCGTTGACTGTGTTCAATGCACTGATAATTTCTATACCATCAATATCGGCAATGAACTCATAGAAGTCAACATTAAGGTTAGAAAGAGAACCCTTAGCATGAGCTATCTTACTTGTACCAAATTTTCCTCTAGAAACAGTAACTGTACCACTGTTAGATCCACCATGCATGGTAACATCACCGAACATATCGGTATCGCCATTGACTTTGAGTGAGTTTCTAATAGTTGTTGAACCAGCAACACCACCAATATTAAATTGTGATGCTCTAGTAGCAAAGTTAACTGTAGTACCAGCACCACCTCTTGTAAAGATATTAAGTGTTGCAGCATCAGACTGAACATCTCCACCATTGATATCTAAATCACCATCTAAAATAGTCTGAGCATTCTTGACTGTTAGTGTTGAATTAGCAGTATTGCTAAACGCACCACCGATTGTAATAACAGATCTATTTGTAAGACCATCAGCAACAGTTCCAATATTGACTGTAGAATCAGTCGAACTGGTATGAAGATCGAATATTGTAGATGCAGTAACGTTAGTTCCAATACTAATTGACTGTGCGTTGACCGCTAGATCACCAATATGTAATGTAGTTGCAGAACCAAACGCATTGACTGTGAATGCATTTGATTGTAATACATTGAATGTGTTTGAATTAGTTGTAATAT